GTTGGGTTGGTTGTATGTAGGAGAAGAGACAGTTTCACTTAATGAGCAGATGATAGAAGATGGTTATGCGTGGGCTTATGATGGTGGATCGAAAAACAAGAATTTTCAAGAATTAATTGATATTAGAAAAGAAAAAGGTACATATCCACAATGAACTGCTGGCATTGTAAAACTGAATTGATCTGGGGTGGAGACCATGATATTGATGAGGACTTTAATCCAACATTAGCAGAAGAATATTCTATGGTAACTAATTTGTCCTGTCCTAAATGTGAGTCTTATGTTGAGGTTTATAAAAGAAGATTCGATTAATGATTTTTGGATTTTTAAAAAAATTAGTTAAATATTACATTGATAAATTAATTCATTGGATGCGTATGACAAAGTTTAATTTAGAACTTGATAATGACATAAAAAAGTATCACGAAGAATTAGATAAAAAAGTAAAAAAACCAAAGATTATAGAAAAAGGTACTTTCGGAGAAGATGGCTGGTCTATTTCTATCGGAGATGTAGAAGATGGAGATACCTGATATAAGTATTCCTGAGATATACGTTCCAGATGTTCCAGAAATATACAGCCCACACTATATAACTATTACTGTACCACCTGAGATTGATGCCCCTGGTTGTACTTATCAGCACCGAGATATAAAAAATACTGGTAATCGTAATTTATTATTAGAAGATCCTAATGGAGTGTTTACTACTTGTGATTTTCCTTTCCCTAGTTTTATACCGCTTGATTACTCTCCAGAAAATTTAGTAATAACGGAAGAAGTCCCTGTTGAAAACGATCCACCTCCTTTACCAGAAACAGAACAGCCAAAAATACCTGACGCACCACCAGACCCTCCACCACCTTTTCCTCCCTGCCCTGGTAAAAATAACCAAAGGGTTGGAGACTTTCGTAACGATAAAAAATTAGAACGTGTTATTGGGCATGAAAGAGGGCAAGATGGAAGTGAATGTATAACTCTCTATGAAGCAGTTGAGTGGAAAGATCAATACATTCCGTCTGCTCCACAGTTTGTTGGGGTTTTTAGCCTTGCTTTGGTTGGTGCTTCTGCACCATTGGTACTTCAGCTTGTACGGCCAATAGTTAAACAGGTCGTGACAAAGTTGACCAAAAAGAAAAAAGATGTAGAATAGTACAGAAGGTTTGTCATTAGGGCCTTCACCTCGAAAGCAGCAAGACCTGATAAAGAGTAGATTAAGTTCTACCTCCTCACTGTCAGAGCGTCAGTTGCTTTTTTAGACAAGTGGATACCCGTAGCTTGTCTACTTTAATTTGTGAGTATGTGGGATAACCTGACCTGGTGGAATATTAACAACAATATCTTCACAAGTAACAGCACTAGGAGTATTAGGTTTGAAGGTTACACCTAGTTTTGCCTGTTTCGCACACATTTCCAAACGATATAAACTAATCTCCATTTTAGTTTTCTTTATCAGTAACTTTTGAGCTTCAATATTTACAGCACTTGCTTCATGGCAAAGAGCAGGAGACTTCCCCAATGGTATGTTTATTTGAGCAGAGATTCCATAATTTAAGTTAAAATTTTCTTTTTCAAATCTGGGAGTTTCCTGTACATATTTTATTTCTCCAGTAGTCTCGTCATAGATATTTTGTCTGGTAACAGTTTCTCTAGGTAATGAAAATGTATGAGCATCTGTTACATAAGGAGTGATTGTAAGGCTAGGAGAAGCACAGACAATACCCTGACTCATCCTAAAAGATGGCATGGCTGATGGAGTTATCATCGTTGCATTATTATTTACAACACCTTGAGCATTAGAAGAAGGAGAAGCAACTGTAGTATTAGCTAAAACCCTTGCAGGGCAAAGGATTAGAGCTACTGCCCAAAGGTAGTTGTAGTTTCCGTTGTAGTGCTTGAATTTATTGTTCTTGTTATTGTGGTTACTGTATCTAACCCTGGTGTAATTAATGTTTCTTGGAGCGAAAAGGCTGCTCCACCATTGGTTATTTTCCATCTTGGTACAGCATCTAAGTTTGGCGAAGTCCAACTAAAATTTACCCCTCCAACTGTCTGTTCTGT